CCTTGAGCAATCTTTCTTATCTCTTCAAATGTCAAAAGGATCTAACGGAGATTTCTCTGTTGCATCTTTCATGTCTTTCTATTGGGGTGAGATGGCTAACAAAATCAATGGTAACATCGAGCTTATCCGTTGGCAAGGTGATACTGCTTCTGCTAACCCTACACTTGCTTTGTGTGATGGTTATGAGAAAGTATTAGGTGCTCCAGGTTCAGGAGTTATCAATGGTGGTACAGGTGCAATTGCTAACTTTGCTGCATTAGAGGCTGCTCTTTCTGCTGCATTTGCTTTACTTCCTGCTACTATTGCTACTCGTACTGCTGACTTACGTTTATACTTACCTACTCAATTGGTTAATCTTTACCGATTAGGAGTAGCTTCAGGTAACACGCAAGCTTACATTACTCAAGATTTGTCTTTGACTTTCTTAGGTATCAAAATCGTAGTTTGTCCAGGTATGTCAAACAACACTTTTGTTTGGACTTTGAAAGACAACTTAATCTATGCATTCGATGCTGAGGGTGATAGCTCTGACCTACGTGCTGTTAATTTAGCTGACACTGTAGCTGAGCCTTACATCCGTACTCGTGCTAACATGAAAGTTGGTTTCAACTTTGTTAATCCGGGAGAGATCGTATTCTATTCTTAATATTTAATCATGAGCCCTCTACCAAGGGGGCTCTTTAATACTTTTTAACCATGTCTTGTCAAGCATTAGAAAATATACTAAAATCATGCGACAACAATAGTGGGGGTATTTACGGAATTTGGATTAACCAACAAGATGAAGTTGCCTCTATCACTCCAACTGACCCATCAGCGGGTGCAGGTTGGTCGATAACAGGTATCACTCTTCAGGCTACTCCTGTACTTTTCGAAAACTTCTACATTCGCAGAAACACATCTAACTTCACTGAGGAGTCAAACATTGACCTAGTTAATGGTAGCTCTTATGTTACTCAGACTATCAACTTAATGTTCCACAGACGTGAAGCTGCTAAGTCTCGAGCTATTAAAATCCTAGGTGCAGGTCAGCAATACTTGACTGCTATCGTATTGGATGCTAATGGTCTATACTGGTACTTCCCTTACTTGCAGGTATCTGCTACAGGTGAAGGTTCAGGAACAACTCGTGCTGATGGTTCTAAATACGCAGTTACTTTGATGGCTGAGAATGAGTACCTAGCATATGAGGTAAACATGTCACCTGCTTCACTTGCTGCAATCGGAGTATCTTAAAATCCTGCCTCTCTATATTAAGGCCTCACCATTGGTGGGGCTTTTTTTATGAACATTTGACAAAGCTAATTTAATATAGGTGTGATATACTTAGATCAAGGTGTTATTAATCAGTTTGTATTGACTCTCTCAGAGGTCACTACGGTTACAACACCGCACTACTTATTTGTGTTCACCAATGAAATGAATACCACAAGCACACCACAGCTTTTTACATCTGCTGATACGAGTGCTTACCCTGAAAGATACAACCTGTTTACTCTTGATGAGCCTACAGATATAACACTCTTGAAAGGTCAGTACACATACCAGGTATATGAGAGCTCAACTGCATTCGTTTTGCCTTTGACAATAGCACAAACTACAGGCGTAGTTATTGAAGAGGGTAGAATGGTTGTAAGTGGTCCTGCAGGTACATCAATATATGACTAACTATGGCTTGGTACGAAAGACTATTTAACAGCAAACCAAAAGCCCCCGAAATGGTGGAGGGCTATCAATCATTTAGCACCCCATTCCTACCGGTAGGAAGAGGTAACTTGACACTGCCTTATGTGAATGGCAGATATGTACAGGAGTCATGGGTTCGATTTGGTGAGGGCAACCTTTATCCTGAAATGCTGAACCAAATGTACTACAGCTCGCCACTTCACGGTGCAATTGTAGACTTTAAGACCAACGCTGTTATTGGTGGAGGGTTTAACCTTACCACTGACAAGCTTACACCACAGGAAAAACTAGAGATGTTTAGCTTTGAAAAGAAAGCTAACTTAAAGCACACCGTTAAGGCTGTGACTAAGCAGTTAATCATCCACAATCGAGTATATTTTAAGCTATATTTTGGTGAGAAAAAGAAACTAATCAAGATTGAGAATGTATCACCTGAGAAAGTAAGGGTTTCACCATGCAAAAGATACTACTATTTGTCAGATGATTGGAGTACCAGGATAGATACGGAGGTTATTAAGCCTTACCACATCACCTGTACGGATGAAATTCAGCTATATTGCTACGAGGTTAAGTCAGTTGGACAGGATTACTACCCACTACCTACCTATACAAGTGCTCTAAACTTTGCTTTTTTAAGTGGTGAGCTATCTTACTTCGCAAAAAGTAACATTCAAAATAGTGTGTTCCCATCCTTTGCTATGATGTTCCCTAAAAGACCACAGTCTGAGGAGGAAAAACACATGATCAAGGAAACCATTGACAGGTTGAAAGGTGCAGCCAATGCAGGTAAAGCTGTGGCATTCTTTGCTAACTCAGCGGACCAACTTCCAAAGATTGAAAGCCTACCTACTAATGCCAATGATAAGTTATTCCATGAGGCATCTGCATTGAATACTGAGCAGATTTGTTTTAGTCACACCATTGACCCTATCCTAATGGGTATCCGTACCACAGGTAGCTTGGGTAATGGGTCAGACATCAAGCAAGCTTATGTGATATTTGAGAAAAACGTAGTGATGGAGTTGCGTGCTCAGGTGGTGACTATCTTCCAAGAGATATTAACCATTGCTCGCATCCCTGCTGAGTTCACAATCAATAACTTCCAAATCATTAACGAGACTATCGTGGAGCTTGAGGGTGATAGCTCTAAGACTAATGATGCATTAAACACATTGAGTCCATTGGTAGCTACAAAAGTTCTTGAGACCATGACCATAAACGAGATTAGAGCACTTGCTTCACTTGCTCCTGTAGAGGGTGGAGATGTTACACAAGCGGCTGCCAATGCAGCAGCACAAACACCTGCAGTCTGATGTTGTATTTCATTACCGAAACCTACCTAAAAACTAACACACCCATTACAGCCAATGTGGATGTGACGGATGTAACCCCATACATAGCAACACAGAGTGCACTACGGATACAGCCTATCCTGGGCACCACGTTCTACAATCACATGTTGAATGCATACAATACTCAGACACTTACACCCGATGAAATAGATCTAGTTGAGTTCATTCAACCGGTCATTGCATGGAGGAGTGCAGAAGATGCTGTGTTTGGATTGACATATCAGTTAAAAAATAAGGGTCTTCAGACTCAAAATGGTGACTACTCCGCTAGTGTATCTAGGTCAGAAGTAGCATTTGGCATGGAACACTATGCACAAAAGGCATCATTCTTTGAGCAACGTCTTATTAGATGGCTCCTAGCTAACCGCAACCTGTTCCCTATCTTTATCAGTACCACTAACATGGACACTGACCTTAGACCAATGTTCAACCATTGCTCATGCATCACTCAATATCAATTGACTTGCACAGGTATGTGTGGCAACTTCCTTGAGAACGGATATAATAACAGCATCTTGATATTATAATGGAGTCACAGCTTGCTATCTTATTGAAAACTATGCAGGCAAATTGGCTTAAGCTATTGGCTATGATTGGTACATTCTTAATGCCAATCTCAGGGCTATTGTTCCTTGTTGGGTTCGTTATATTCTTAGATACCATCACAGGTATTTGGAAGAGCTTTAAGCACAAGGTGCCAATCACAAGTAGAGGGCTCAGTGCCATAGCCAGCAAGATGTTACTATATCAAGTTACCGTGATTATGTTCTACATGATAGACCATTTCATACTTAATAATATCATCTTGCAGTTTTTTTCAGTGGATCTATTGCTTACAAAAGTATTAGCTCTTATCCTAGTTAGCATAGAAATCATGAGCATCAACGAAAACTACAAAGCAGTTAAAGGATTAGATCTATGGCAGGCCATGAAAAACTTATTTGCAAGGGCTAAGGATATTAAAAAGGATATAGATGAAATTAGACACGACCAAGATATATCAGGAACGCCTATCTAATAGTCAGTACTTCCATGAGGAGTCTGAGAAAAAACAAATTTATTTACACCACACCGCAGGCAATGGGAACCCAATAGCTGTGTCACGTTGGTGGAATAGCAACGGAGATAGGATAGCAACCGCATTTGTAGTGGGTGAGAAAGGATATATTGTTCAGTGCTTTTCATCTAGGCATTGGGCCTACCATCTAGGCATAGATAGTCAGGACTTTTCAGCTCATGGACTCAAGTACCAAAACCTAAACAAGCTATCAGTAGGTATTGAAATCTGCAATTGGGGTCCATTAAAGCTAAAGGATGGCAAGTACTACAACTATGTCAAAGGAGTTGTGGATCCGTCAATGGTTACCACATTAGATACACCATACAAGGGTAATAAGTATTGGTACAAATATACGGATGAACAGATTGAAAGCACCCGTCAATTGGTGGAGTACCTGTGTGAGACCTATGACATTCCTAAGGCTTACCGGGCAGAGATATTTGCAATTGATAAGGAGGCATTCAAAGGTACTGCAGGGATTTACACGCATAACTCAGTTAGAAAAGACAAGGCAGATATTTACCCATGCCCTAGAATGATTAAGATGTTACAAAGCCTATAGCACATGAGAGTTTCAATAATTATTTTGTCGCTTATATCTACTATATTTGCGACATCCTGCTCAGCTCCTAAGCGTGCTCAATGGCATTATAAGAAAGCACTAAAGAATGGATTGAAGTTAGTCCAGGATAGTGATACCATCCGCATAGCTACTGTGGACTCATTCCCAATAGTACACAATGACACTATCTTTTGGGAAAAGTTTATTGCATATCGCGATACGGTGATAAAGTATAACAATATCTATGTACCTAAAACAAGATGGCAAACTCGCATTGAGTACAAGGAACGGGTCAAGACCTTAAAGATTAAAGGCGATACACAATGGAAAACTGCCAAGGCTAAGCAGGTGGTAAAGTACAGATGGGCGTGGTGGCCTATTGTTATTTCATTTATTCTAGGTATATTGCTTCGGTTTTTAATACAAAAGGGGCTAATTGACAGGATTGCTCTGCTATTTAAGCTATGAGAAAACGACTATTTTATGACATTGAGACCTCTTTCAATGTCGGAGTGTTCTGGAGAACAGGATACAACCTAACCATTAACCCCGGGGATATCATCCATGAGAGGGCTATCATCTGCATCTGCTACAAATGGGAGGGTGAAGATGAAATTCACAGCCTAACATGGTCCAAAAGTCAGAATGATAAGAAAATGATTGAGCAATTTGTCAAAGTTCTCAATGAAGCTGATGAGATTGTGGCACATAACGGTGATAGGTTCGACCTCAAATGGATACGTACAAGAGCTTTATTCCATGGCATTGGTATTATGCCATCCCCAAAGACCTTAGACACGCTGAAATGGGCTAAAAGATACTTTAATTTTAACAGCAACAAGCTTGACTACATAGCTAAGCTCCTCAAGGTAGGTGCTAAAATGGAAACGGGAGGGCTAGATCTATGGAAAGACATCGTATTTCGCAAAGACCAGGATGCACTTGACAAGATGGTTGAGTATTGCAAGATGGATGTTGAGGTCCTTGAGGCAGTATTCAATAAATTAAACAGCTACGCCCTATCAAATCATAACTATGCAGTGCAACATGGGGGTGATAAGTATGAATGTCCTGAATGTGGAGGTACTAATTATATCTACAATAAGAAAGTAGTCACTGCTGCAGGAACTGTGCACCATTGGCTCAAATGTAGAGACTGCAAAAAGCACAATAAGATAAATCATATAGTTTTTACCAAGTACCAAGAGTACATCTACAGACAAAAGAAAAATATTTCTTAGCTAAATCCCTTATTTTTACTGAGTTTATCGGAGTTATTCGCCTTAAATTTGTGAATAATTAAAAAAAAATGTGCAAAATTATTTGCGGATATGAAACTTTTTATATCTTTGTCAGGTATTAACACTTAAAAATTTAGTTATGATAGACACAATCAAAGCGTATGAGCAGGAACTTAAGTTCCAATATGATGAACTGATGGATGCATTTGGTCCATTGGACTCATCTACACAAAGAGCATTCTTAGAATGGAGTGTAATGGATGAATTACTAACCCGATTAAACTTACAAGATGAAACTATTTAAGAACCCATTTAGAGACCTAGACAAAGAGGGTAGAATGATGTTGAATACCATTTGTGAATTTGGTATGTTGATAGGATTTCTCGCAGCCTCATTTTTATTAATTGCTTATTTTATAATCTTATGATAACAGTAAAATATCCCCTAGCTGAATTTGAATACGACCATTTCTATGGTGAACTTATCTTTGAACTTCAGCCAACCGATGGCAATGAATATGACTTAATCATCAATCACGTTGTAGCCTTTAATCATGGCATTGAGATAGAACTCGAGTACATCCTAACAGATGCAGAACATATGCAGCTCTTATCTGACCTGTATGATGAGGTAGCTGACATTGATCTATATGAAGAGCTAAAACAAGAGGAGCAGGATTACCATGATGACCTTAACTATGAATGTTGGAAGCATGAACAATAGCATGGATTTGTTTAAGATGGCTCAATGGTGGACCAAGCAGTCATTAGCAGGAGATAAGGGAGGCTCCTTTAATACCTCCCTATATTTTGAATACTTAAAATGCAGAACACAATGTACAGATTACTTTACTACTACGAAAACAGGATTAGCGAAGAATATAATTTCGACAGTTATGCCTTGTGCAAATGGAAAATAGCCGAATTTACTAAGCTAGGTACCCACATTTACGGACACTTTGTAATTGAAAAGATATGAACCAACACAAAATATACAGGGTGCTAAGGCTCCTGCAGCTCCTACAGGAAAAGCCCAGGACAATAATGGGGATGGCTAGGTACTTAGGAACTAGTGAACGCACAGCATACAGATACATTCAGCTTTTTATAAAGCTAGAATATAACGTAAAACGAGATATTTATTACAAATATTACATAGAGAAAAATGAAACTACCAACAATAAAACGAATGAAGTTAATCACTGATCTATTGAATGATTGTGAGCCACATAAGATATCTGAAATTCATAAATATGTCAACAATAAAATGACCATTGAATACTGCAAGAGCCAAATAGAGAAAGATATATTTAATCTTAAGATGGATTTTGACATGGATGAACATTATGAAAGCAGCTCCCATGGGATTAGGTTAACAAAGCAATTTAAATTTATAGACAAACTAATAGAATATTTACAATGAGAAGAGGAGAAATAGATAGTGAAGTTTTCGAGCTCACTAAGATAGCCAATGAAGACATAGTTAAGTTGATTGAAGAGTACAAACTTGACACACCTAGCAGAGCTGAGACAGTCACCTACAAGAGGTACTATCTGTACAGTTTTATGTACAACTACCGACACATGACATTCAGCATGATAGGTAAATTTTTCAACCGAGACCATCAACAGTGATCCATGGGATGCGTGAACATGAGTATTGGTACAATCGAAAGGATGAAAGATACCTCAAGTACATCCATCCATTGCCAGAACTTGTCAAGGCTAAGCGTGACGATATAAGTATCTTTGATGTCAATGTCATGCCGATGTGTGACGAGGAGGCAAGGGTAACTTTGACAGGTTTTTTCCCTAGAAAGTTATTAACAAAATTGGAAGACAAGATGACTGCAACCGAGATTGTATCTATCTTTGAGGACCATAATTTTTTAAGGGTTAATATGGGGGAGGGGGTCTAGGCTCCCTCTTTTTTGTGACGATGTGACGATGTGACGATTCTCTTATATAGGGGTCTTAAAAAATAGAGCACTAAAAATTCTAGCGTTCTGGAAAATTTATCGTCTTATCGTCACGCTTTGCCTGAAACCCAATACTGCATTAGTTTATAGCCGTGACGATAAATAAAAAACATCGTCGCAAATTGTCTTTTATCGTCTTTTTTAATACTTTTACAACATGTTTAACCCTAAAATTTCAGTCTTTCGCAGTTTATTCAACAGCAAAGAGACACCTTTCACACTCGAGGCAATAGAAGTGTACAATAGAATTAAGCAAGGGAACCCCGAGCTGATAAGCAAGATAAAGAAACTACGAGCAGGGGACACTGACAGCAAAATGCAACTCAAGGCCATCATGTTTAATGGTATATTCTCTGAACGCAAAGATGATGGGCTGATTAAGCACTCAGGACTTTGTGTCTTGGACTTTGACAAGTACCCTGATGCTAAGACCATGGCAGCAGAAAGAAAGAAGTTGATGGATTGCCCCTATGTTTATATGATGTTCACATCTCCTAGTGGAAATGGACTTAAGGTAGTTATTCGTACACCTGAGAGCACTAAGTTTGAACACAAGCGAAGGTTTGAAGCATACAAAGAGTACATACAAAGTGATTATTTTGATGTAGCTAATAGCAATGTGTCAAGAGTTTGCTTTGAGTCATACGATCCTGAGGCATACCTCAATGAGTTCTGCGAGGTGTTCCAAGGTATTACCCAGGATAAAGGATACCACAAGTCTGAGAAGATTGCAGTGCTCCCCATTGCTAATGAGGACCGCATTATTGAGCTAATTATGAAGTTTAACCATGGCAAGTTTGAAGAGGGCAGGAACAATTGGACCTTTAAGGTGGCCTGCACCATGTGTGAGTATGGGGTGGATAAGTATGCTGCTAAAAACTACCTGTTACAATATGCACAGGAGGACTTTACAGCAAATGAAATCAACTACACTGTAGAGAATGCATACAAATCAAGCAATTTTAACACGAAATACTTTGAAGATACCTATACCGTTAACAAGGTAAAGGTCAAACTTAAAGAGGGAGTCAAGGATGAGGACATTCAAAAGCAGTTAGGTGTCAGTGGTAGTATCATTGAGTCAGTAAAAGAGGAGGTGCAGAACTCTGATGACGTGTTTTGGCAGGCAGATGGTAAGAAAATTACTATCGTGCCGCATGACTATGCTATCTTCCTGCACAAGCATGGCTTTGCTAAGTACTATCCGGAACGGAGTAACAAACCTACCTATGTGTATATTGAAGAAAACAAGGTATCTGAGAGCTCCGTTGAGCTAATCAAGGACTTTGTACTCAAGTACTGCCTAGCCAAGGGTGAACTTGACGTGTACAATCACTGTGCTAAGAGTGCTCAGCTCTTCACTGAGTCACACCTGAACATGTTGGAGTCCATTGATATGCGTATCTTACAGGACAGCCGGTATGTTAGTTACATCCCATTCAACAATGGAGTGGTAGAGGTCACAAAGGATAAGGTGGAGCTCTTGAGCTACATCGATATTGATGGTTACATTTGGAAAGAGCAGATTATTAAAAGAAACTTTACCCGATTGCCATCTCATGATAACAATTTTCAGGATTTTGTACATAAGGTATCTGCCCAGGATAACCAACGTATCAAAGCAATGGAATCTACACTGGGATATCTGATTCATACATTCAAAGATAAAACAGATCAGAAGGCTATTATTTTTAATGATCAGGAGATAGATGATAATCCTAACGGAGGGAGTGGAAAGAGCTTAATGCTTACAGCCATTGGGAATATCCGTAAGATTATAAAGATAGATGGCAAGGCTTACAACCCAAGTAAGAATGACTTTGTGTATCAGAGGGTAAACATGGACACTCAGGTCCTTGCATTTGATGACGTGAAAAAACATTTCGACTTTGAGCAGTTATTCTCACTGATCACTGAGGGTATCCCTGTGAATAGAAAAAACAAGGATGAAATCTATATCCCATTTGAACGAAGCCCAAAGATTGTTATCACAACAAACTATGTGATTAGTGGTGCAGGTACATCCCATGACCGCAGGAGGCATGAGATAGAGTTCTTTCAGTACTTCAATAGCCAACGTAACCCACAGGATGAATACGGTAAGCTATTATTTGATGAATGGTCAAAGGATGAATGGGCTCATTTTGATAACTACATGCTATCTAACCTACAAATGTACTTGCAGAATGGATTGGTGAGAAGTATCTCCATCAATGCGGATGCCAAGAGGTTCATCCAAAACACATGCAAGGAATTCTATGACTTTGTGATGGATGGTAATATAGCCCTAGATGTGAGACACTACAACAAATCATGCACTGAGTCATTCCAAGCAGATACTAATGGCTTCAAGGACCTAGACAGCAGGAAGTTTATCAAATGGGTGCAGGTATATGCACTCTACAAGGGATATAAGTTCACTAAGAATAAGGACCACCATGGCAGATACTTTGAATTAACGAAAGATGATAACCAATGACAAATACATTAAAACTACTCTTGCTAGTTAGCATACTAGCAGGGTGCAAGGCATCAGAAAAATGTGATGCATACGGATACATTAAGATGGATCAATACGACTACATTCAGATAGTAGGCTACACTGATACCATCCCTACCTTTGGCGAGACATGGATGCAACTACCCAAGGGAGAGTACCAGGTCAAAGCATGGAAACAAAATGAGGAGTATCTATTAAATGTTAAGCTATAAGATGAAAAAAGAATATAAATTGTTAATGCATGAGTTAAAGATTAAACGCTATGCCATTACTCACCCAAATTTTCCACAAGATTATATACCAAAAACCATGTATAAAGACAGCACAGCAAACGGATTGACCAGGGCAATCTGCGACTACATTAACTATCATGGATATCAAGCAGAACGCATCAACACCATGGGAACAGCTCGTGAGAAAAAGACCACAGCCGGTAAGGTCATAGGTGTTACCTGGACAAAGGGCACCTCTACTGCAGGGAGTGCCGATATATCTGCTACCATTAAGGGCAGGTCAGTTAAGATAGAGGTAAAGATAGGTAAGGATAGGCAGTCAGAGGCTCAGAAGAGATACCAGGAGAACATTGAAAAGGCAGGAGGTATATATATTATAGCTAAGGATTTCGATAGTTTTGTGGAGTGGTATAATCAATTCATTGAATCATGCAGCTAGATACTGATATCCTAGATAGAATGATAGATGAGCTAAAACCACATTGGACTAGAGATAAGCTCAGAGAATTAGATGTAAGATTCTGGATGAGCCCAGAGTATGAATATGAGCATAACCATTATGATGGATTTATAGTTCATAAGAGCCCATTATTAAAAGGAGAATATATATATTTTGCTACTGAGTGTAAATTTTTATTACAATTTTTATGAGTGAATTAAATTATTTGTATATTTGTTAAAATTAATACCTTAAAAAATGGCAACAGTTAGAAAGACCCCTCAAGCTGACGAGGCAAAAACAGCACTAAACATCTACCAAAAACTGCACCTAGCTAAGCAGTCAATGGGTAAGGTCATTAAGAACGCTACCAATCCCCATCTCAAGCGGAACTATGCAGATATTAACAGCATCATTGATACGGTGGAGCCTATTCTCTTGGATCATGGCTTGCTATTGATACAACCAATCATTGATGATAAGGTATACACAATCATTGTGGATATAGAAACAGGTTATAAGATAGAAAGTTATCTTACATTACCTGCCATTACAGATGTACAGCGCCTCGGAGGAGCTTGCACTTACTTCCGCAGGTACACATTGGTAAATCTTTTGAGCTTGCAAGCCATTGATGATGATGGGCACCAAGCAAGCAGAGCACCCAAGGCAAAGCCTACATTAGACGCTGACAAGTTCGCTAAGGCACTCAAAGCTATTCAAGAGGGTAGATACTCCATTGAAGAGCTGAAAGCTACTTACAACCTATCTAAAGAGCAGGAGGGGCAGTTATGAAAGGAATAATAAAACAATACAGACCCGCATATTTTAGCGGTTATGAAAACAAAACAAATAATTTTAATTCACTCGATGAATTATTAAATATTGAATGGGTAAAAAGTTTTTCTGAATATAAAGATTTTTTTAGGTTTTCTATTGAAATTGCAGATGAACGGGAAAAAAACCACACCTTATTAGCGGAATATAAAAACGGAGAAAGTTGGTATGTAATCGGTTTTATAGATAAAGATACTTGCAAACTTTCAGATGAGTTACCAATATTTAATAAAGATTAATATGAAATTCAGAGCATCACAATTAGGCAAATTAATGACCTCCTCCAGGACTAAAGGGGAGGTCTTAGGTCAGACAGCTAAGAGCTATATTATACAGAAAGCTAAAGAGGACTTTTTTGAGTACAAAACGGAGCTAACTAACAAGTATGTCATGAAAGGCATACACCAAGAACAGGACTCGATTGACCTGCTCAATGCTGTGAGGTTTGAAAGCTACAAAAAGAATGAGCAGAGAGAAGAGAATGAGTGGCTATCCGGATGCTGTGATATCATCACTGAGGATCTAATCATAGACGTTAAGACCTCATGGTCCTTAGAGACGTTCCCTGCAACTAACTATGAGCTAAAGGATCTATCTGAGTACGAATGGCAAGGTAGAGCATACATGTGGTTGTATGATATGCCTACTTTTGAGCTTTGCTATGTGATGGTATCCACCGCACCTGAGCTATTGGGTGAGTATGAGAATGGAGCACTGCACTATGTGGAGCACATTGCACCTGAAAAGCGTATCACATCCATTACATTTGAGAGAGATAAGGAGCTGGAGATTCAGATGGCTGAGAGATTGATAGCAGCTACTCAATTCTATAACGAAGTATTAACACAATTAAAGAATAAGTAATGAAAACAAGAGAACAATTTTATGAGGCAGCAGTGATAGCTGCCATGCAGGGCCTACTGGCTGCATCAGGACACTACAGGGATGAACTGATAAAAAACCCATGCGAGTATGTAGCCAGTGCTGCTAAAGAATACGCTGCAGAATTAACTGACCAAGTGTATGGACCGCCTATTGATTTTCCTAATGAACGTATATTCGGTAAGCAGTCATGAACATAACACACGAAAACGAAATAAAGCAAGAGGACAGCATCCTATTGGCAGTGATGGCTAAGTACTATGAGAGGAGTAAGAGGGGGCAGCAGAAGTACGGTACTAACCTAGATAGGAAGGATGTAGATCTGCATGGATGGCTTAACCATCTGCAGGAGGAGCTGATGGATGCGACTCTTTATATTGAGAAACTAAAGAAAGAACTATGAAACAAACAGCAGTAGAGTGGTACGCAGAACAAGCAATGCTATTAGAAATAAAAAGAGCAACAGGTAGTATTTCAATTACTAATATGCTAAATGAATTATCTAATATACTTAACCAAGCCAAAGAGATGGAGAAAGAGCAGATAATTAAGGCTTATAACACATCATTTTTATTAAGAGATAAGCCATATTCAACAGCAGAACAATACTATAAACAAACCTATGAAAGCAACACTAGAATTTAACTTACCTGAAGAGCAGGCAGAACATTACTGTGCCATCAAAGGTGCTGATATGCTAAACGTACTATGGGAGCTCAAGGCAGAGCTCCGTAGTATGCTTAAGTATGGAGAGTTATCGAAGCAACAGTATGAGATAGTAGAAAAGATACAGGACTTTCTAATACATAGCCTGAATGACAATGACGTAAACCTGGATAAATGATTATTTTAGCAGCAATTTTAATAGCCCCTGCAATAGTGTGGGGATGGATAAGTACAATTAATTACATCAAATACATAAACCATGAGTAAATTCAAAGGAGAGGTGGTATTCATTACCCCGACAACGTCAGTATCTGACAAATTTAAGAAAAGAGAGGTAACCCTGAAGAGCCAGGATGAGTATCCGCAGTATGTCACGTTCCAATTAACACAGGACAAATGTGACCTAGCCAATAACCTAAAAGCAGGTGAGGTAGTAGAAGTGAGCTACAATCTGCGAGGCCGCAAATGGGAGGCACAGGATGGCACCATTAAGTACTTCAACTCTATTGAAGCGTGGACCATGAGCCTCAGCTCCAAAACTGAGCAGAGCCCTATTGATAAACTAACTAAAACTATGGACCTTGAGAGCAGTGACGATTTACCTTTCTGAGAACCAAGACGTATCTGATTGGATGAGAAAAGAAATAACAGCAATGCTAGGCAAACGCTACAAGTTAACTCATCTTTCTGAGGACATGAATGTCAACTATGCCAAGCTATACCGCTTCATGAGGGGAAAAAATGTAGGCACGGAGATCTATGACTCATTTTTTAGAGTATATTTGAGGCAATGGAACTCCTAACTCTAATACCTTTGGCATGGTGGTGGTGCAATTTTGAGCCACTCCAAGCAACCTTAACAAGGATATATATGTCCTTGAGACCAGGCACATGGGCCATACCCTTACTAGATGCATTGAGTTGCAGTAAGTGTGTGGCCTTTTGGCTTACATTGGCATGGCATCAGGACTTTATCCTAGCCTGTCAAGCAGCCATTGGTGCCTATATACTTGAATTATGTTTGAACAAACTGACATAGAGCTAATAGACTCGATTGATAGTACTGCGGATGCTGTAAAGTATTCTAAGCATTCATGCGTTCAGCTCTACAAGATACGGGTCAAATACGATGGACCACAGCCAAGGGAGTGCTTTTGTGCATCAGTGAGGCGGAAAGTGTGGTATAAGGACT